AGAGTTAGAACTTCTGGCGAGTAACCCTATGCGAAGGGTAAAAAAGGCAAAGCAAGACGTTAGAAGAGTGATGTGGTCAAGAGATCAAGTAAAATTATTCCTTGACACGGCATATGGAGAGTACAAGTGGCGTAGTATAGGTCTTATCGTGCATATGGCATACGAATTTGCTCAGAGGGTCGGTGATATGCGTCTTTTAGAGTGGAAAAATGTTGATTTAGATGGTGCAAGGCTCGATTTAGTACAGTCTAAGCGTAGAGCAGAGGTGCATATACCTATCAACCCTAAGCTACTGGCTATGTTAAAGACACAGCATCAAGATTTTGGTTTTCAAGACTACGTTGCACCAAATGTTAGACCTATTAGTGGACATCACAAGCCTTATAATGAGTTTGATATATCTATCTTGGTCAATGAGGTCAAAGCACAAGCTAATCTACCCAAAGAGTTGACCGCTATGGATATGCGTAGGACAGCAATTACAGAGATGGTTGAGGCAGGTGTGGACACCACACAAATCATGTCGGTGTCTGGACACAACTCACCACAGTCGATGCGTCCCTATATCAAGCACACATTTAGATCAGCTAACAACGCTCTAGCTAGAAGGGAGTCGTATAAAGATGAAGTTTCTTGAGGAGTTAGATTTAGAAGAGGGCAAGACTTTGACAATAGATTGTCCAGTATGTAAGGGCAAGAAAAAGTTCACAGCAACCAGAGTTGACGATATTATATTGTATAACTGTTTCAGAAATAGCTGTACTGTAAAAGGTGTAAGGAAAGTTGGTAGAACTATAGAGAGTATTAGAAAGAAAATGAATGGACATTCTGTAGTCAAAAAAGTATCAGAGTTTGAAGTTCCTGAGTATTTTTCTCATGATTTAACAGATTGTGATGAATTTATTATGAAATGGGATTTGTTTAACATACAGCTATTTCATGATGTTAAAAACGATAGGGTCGTGTTCCCAATTACGCGTAAGGGTAAGATTATTGACGCTATAGGTAGATCTTTAAACGCTGATTCTTTTCCTAAGTGGTACAAATATGGTAACAACATGTCGTATTACGCTTATAGGGGGGATGGTGTAGACAGAAATGTAGCAGTAGTGGTAGAGGACGTTTTATCCGCTATAGCTGTAGGTAGTCACTTTCCAGTTATAGGGTTTGGTTTACTAGGAACAGCACTACAGCAGGAGCATTTATACATTCTTTCTAATTTCGATAGGGTCGTAGTCGCTCTTGATCCAGATGCGTCTAAGAAGTCGTTAGAACATGCAAAAGAATTAAATGGTTATGTAAAAGAAGTACGAGTGTTAAAATTAAATGACGATTTGAAGTACAAAAACTTAGAAGACTTTAATAAATTGCAGGAGGTATTGGATGGTTAGATGTACAAATTGTAATGAAGAACTTATTGTAGGAGAAAACTGGCATGAGTATCAAGCAAAAGTAAGCACGTATAAATCAGGTAGTCAGAATTATAAAATATGTAAAGAGTGCCACAAAAAACGTAATAGGAGATACCAAGCTAAACAAAATGCAAAGCAGATGTATGTTAATGGTAAATACATACCTATAACCCATCCCTTACACAAACCGGGAAAATATAAAACTTTTAGTGATGCTGCTTTTTCTTCCTTGATTAATTATGTGAAATGTGTTAAGGGTGAGGTGTACATTATTAATAACCCTGCATGGAAGGACTGGTATAAGATAGGTAAAGCAGTTGACACGGATGACAGATGTAATGGCTACCAGACAAGTAGTCCTCATAGAGACTACGCTGTGGTATCAAAGGTTAGTGTTTCTAATAGAGGCATGGGGGAGAAGGTAGCACACGAGTTAGCAGAGGGTTTGAGTAAAGAAAGAAGTAACGAGTGGTTTCGTATAGAGAACTTAGATAGTAGTGACTTTGATAAGTTCTTAGATTTGGTAAAGACACTTACAGAGGAGAAAGTGAATGGTGGAACTAGCACTAATACGCAGTCTGCTTGATAAAGATTTCTACGGAGATCATAAAGGCACACGCTGTCCAGACGAACTTTTTAGTAAAGATATTCGTAAGATAAAGAAGACAGTAGACTTTGCTATGCAGAATTATGATAAGGACAGTCTTACTGTTCGTGAGTTGGAGGGTTTGTTTTTTACTCACAATAGCACTCTTACGACAGCATCAAAGGAGGTATTTAAAGGGTTGTTCTCTAAGTTGGAAAGAGAGCAGGTCATGGATAAAGAGATAGCTAAGGATGTAATGTCTAAGTTATTTCAACAATACGTTGGTGAGAAGATAGCTAACATAGGGTTTGATTACGTTAATGGTGAGGGTTCTACACTAGAGCCACTACGTAAGATTATAAATGACCACCAAGATAATTTCTTACCCAACTTTAAAATAGAGTGGGATGACATAAGTTTTGACAATATACTTGAGCAAGCAAATAAGAAGTCAAAGTGGCAGTTTAATATTCCCTCTCTTGCTAGAAGACTTCAAGGCATAAGTGGCGGTCAGCTTATTATAGTGGGGGCAAGACCTAACACTGGTAAGACAAGTTTTCATGCCAGTATCATTGCATCCAGAGGTGGTTTTATAGATCAAGGTGCTAAGTGTAGGGTGCTGTGCAATGAAGAGCCTTACTATAGAGTTGCCTCTCGTTATCTATGTAACAGAGCAGAGCTATCCTTAGCGGAGATAGGTAGTGGTAGAGCCAATCATGCCCTTGCGATGGATAGATACAACAAGATACGTGACAGAATAAAGATTAAAGATGTTACTGGTAAGAAGATGGACTGGGTAGAAAACATGGTTAAAGTTGAAAGACCCGACATAGTTGTCTTAGATATGGGAGATAAGTTTGCTAACAAGACTGGAGAAAGGATGGACTTGTACCTAAAAGAGGCTGCAATTCATGCAAGAAATATTGCAAAGGAGTATGATTGTGCTATAATCTGGATGTCTCAGCTATCTGCGGAGGCAGAAGGAAAGATAAATGTGGATCAATCTATGCTTGAGGGTAGTAAGACTGGCAAGGCAGCAGAAGCGGATTTGATGTTATTACTGAGTAAGAATCCTACAATAGAGGGGCAAGAAGATAATGATACTCAGCGACATATCATCATAGCTAAGAATAAGATAAACGGATGGCATGGAAAGATCCATGTTGAGTTAGATGTAGAGAGAGGTAGATATACTGCATGAAGATTATACTAGACGTAGAGAACACAACCACCAAGAGAGATGGCAAGTTACATCTTGACCCTTTCGAGCCTGACAACTCTTTGACTTTGGTAGGAGTTCAAGATTGGAAAGAAAAAGATAGTGAGGTCTTTGTCTTTGACCATAAAGAAAGAACAATAACGGATGATGATGCAGACAAAAAACTACAAAGAGTTCTTGACAATACAACATTATTGATAGGACACAACCTACAGTACGACTTACAGTGGCTGTGGGAGTGTGGTTTTAGGTACGATGGAGAGATATACGACACAATGTTAGGTGCATATATACTACAAAGAGGTCAGAAGGGTTCTGTGAGCCTTGAAAACTGCGCTGAGAGGTATAATCTTGACATGAAGAAGTCGGATACACTCAAAGATTACTTTAGACGAGGGTTTCAGACTGATGAAATACCTCTTGAAGAGTTATCAGAGTATTTACGTCAAGATTTAGCGGTGACTAAGCAGTTATATTGGAAGTTAGATGAAGAATACAGTAAGGATGGGGCAAAATCCCTTGTCACAGTGCGTGATATTACAAATAAAGTATGCAAAGCTCTTACTAAAATGTATATGAAGGGTATGTATGTAGATAAAGTAGCACTAGCAGAGGTTAAGACAGACTTTGTTAAAGAATTAGGTGAGATAGAGGGTCGCTTGCAGGATCACGTTAAGAGGCTCATGGGGGACACACCTATTAACCTTAACTCACCCGAACAAGTTAGCCAAGTTATCTTTTCTAGGATTGTCAAGAACAAAAAAGAGTGGGCATTAGCTTTTGAAAATGTTGTTGACAAAGACGACTTTCGTAAAATAGTCAAAGAAAACAGTAACTTAATGGTCAAAACTAAAGCAAGTATATGTGATGCTTGTAATGGTAAGGGTAAAGTTTTTAAGACTAAGAAGGATGGAACACCATTTCTCAAACCAAATCGTTGCCCCGAATGTGACACCAGAGGGTATAAACTTGCCAAGTCTAATCAAATGGCAGGTCTTGGGTTCTTCCCATTGTCGAAAGACTGGGTTAGTGCCAACGGATTTTCTACAAGTAAAGGCAATTTGGAAACACTTATCAACATAGCAAAGTCAAAGGGTATGGCAGACACGGAGAGTTTTTTAACTGATCTTAAGAGACAAAGTGCTGTGTCAAGCTATTTATCTGCTTTTGTAGAGGGTATTGAAGCGTATACAAAGCAGGACGGTATACTTCATGTATCTCTCACACAGCATGTTACAGCTACTGGACGTTTTAGTGGACGTAATCCTAATATGCAAAACATGCCAAGAGGCGGTACGTTTCCAGTGAAGAAAGTATTTGTTTCACGTTGGAACAGTGACCAGTTTGGTATGAAAGGTAAGATACTAGAGGCAGACTTTGCACAGTTAGAGTTTAGAGTTGCAGCATTTTTGTCACAAGACAAAGTTGCGATAGAAGAAGTTAGCACTGGCTTTGATGTTCATTCCTATACTGCAAAGATTATATCGGATGCAGGACAGCCAACCACACGACAAGAAGCTAAGGCACACACCTTTGCTCCTTTATATGGTGCTACTGGTTTTGGAAGAACAAAAGCTGAGGCAGAGTATTACAAACATTTTATGGATAAGTATAAAGGTGTATCCAAGTGGCACAAGCGTCTTGGAGATCAAGCACTTAATGATGGGTATGTTATGATACCCTCTGGAAGACAGTATGCCTTTCCCGATGTTGAGCGTAGAGCTAGTGGCTCACCTACACACTTTACCATGATAAAGAATTATCCAGTGCAGGGATTTGCTACTGGGGATATAGTTCCCATAGTATTTCTGGAGATAGACAAGAAGTTAGAGAGTATGCAGTCTTGTCTTGTCAATACGGTGCATGACTCCGTTGTTATTGACGTACACCCTGCAGAAGAAGAGAAGGTTATTAACATTATAAAAGATGTAAATGATAACTTAACAGACATCATAAAAGACTACTATGATGTAGCTATAAATGTACCTATGGTGCTTGAAGCAAAAATAGGAAATAACTGGCTTGACACCAAGGACGTTTTATAGTATAGTCAACTGATTCGTTTTAAGGAGTATATATAAAAAATGGAAAATAATTTAGCTATAATCGGAACAAAAGAAAACCTAGCAGACATCATGGGCATGTCCAATACTGTCCCATCATCTCGCTCTGCTCTTGCAGAGATTAAGCAAGTACACCAGAACATCATGGGTACTAAGGAAGTTGATGGCGAAAAGATGGAAGTAGCCGTGATAAAAGCAGGTGCTTATTCAGTCGTGTTCCCTGACGAGACTGTATATTACAGTGACAAGATCACCATCAGAACCTTTATGCAAAGGTTTCAGTGGGAGAGATGGGATGATGCTTTTACCAGACCAGATGGCGGTTCTGGAAGGATGCTCAGATCTGTCATGGGTAAGTCTCTCAGTGTGGACTTAAAAGATAACTACGGAGGTTTTAACTGCGGTAGACCTTCTGGTTATGTCAAAGACTTTTCGTCTTTGCCACAAGAAACGCAGGACATCATGAAGAGTACCAAGCGGTACAAAATTGTGTTTGGACTGTGTACACTTGACAACGCTAAGGATGCTAACGGTAAATCTGTTGATGTTAAAGAGTTCCCTTTCTTTATGCGTATTAAGAATAGAGATAGCTTCAAAGCTATGAATGATATTTTTAATATGATACAACGGAAGAACCGACTTCCTATTCAGAATAACCTTAATTTGTCTAGCGAATTAAAGAGTATTCCTAGTGGTGCTACTTACGCAGTAGTGAAAGCATCTCTAGGGGATGAAGTAGAGATTACTGCTGACGATCAGGAAACGCTGAATAGCTTTGTCGAGTGGGTTGAATCTATGAACTCAATCACTCTTTCCAAGTGGGAAGAGAATAGAAGACCAGAAGAGTTGTCTGAGGCAGACGAGGAAATTGTGTCTTCTATCGTTGAGATTGAGGAAGACTAGATGAACCATCCTGCAGAGTTGGCGATACACGAGTTTCTACAAAAGGTTTCTCTTGGTAAAGCCAAGATGAACAAGGCTACCCTCCACCACATAGCCAAAGATGTAGAGGACGCTCTGTCTCGCCAATTCTCAGGGGATAAGCGCAAGTTTAGACTTCGTATGTCTAATCTTGGACGTAAGAAATGTCAGCTTTGGTTTGAAAAAAACCACCCTGAGAAAAAGCAACCAGACTCCCCCTACTTCTTAATTAACATGATACTAGGGGACATCGTGGAGGCGGTGTTCAAAGGTCTTCTAAGAGCATCTAAGGTTAAATTTGAAGACAGCAAAAAGGTCGTTTTAAAAACAAAGAAGAAAAATATAGAGGGTAGTTATGACTTAGTTCTAAACGATAGAGTAGATGATGTAAAGTCTACATCGCCTTGGTCTTATGAAAATAAGTTTGTAGATTTCAATACGTTAAAGAGTAAAGATAGTTTTGGTTACGTTGCACAGTTAGCAGGGTATGCTAAGGCTAGAGGAGTTAAAGCAGGTGGTTGGTGGGCAGTTAATAAAGCCAACGGAAACTTCAAATATGTTGATGCTGATGATCTTAACATGGATGAAGAACTTAAAAAGATAGATGAAACGATAGCGTACATAGAAGATGATGCCCCTTTTGAAAGATGCTATGAACCCATAGAGGAAACGTATTATGGCAAGTCAAGTGGTAATCTTAAATTAGGTATCGAGTGTAGTCTGTGTTCTTTTAAGGATGCTTGTTGGTCGGACTTACAAGTTTTACCCTCAAGAGTTTCTAGGTCTGCTAACCCTCCTTTAATTAATTATGTAAAGGTTGAAGATGGCAAAACTAAAGTTAAAGAGCAAGTTCGAGTATGATGTAGCAAAATGGTTGAGGTCAGTAAAACAGAAGGTACGATATGAAGAAATCAGAATTAAATATGCTGTTGTACGACACAGATACTATAAGCCTGACTTTATTCTTAACAATGGTATTATTATTGAAGCGAAAGGATGGTTAAGACCAAGTGATAGAACAAAACATTTATTAATAAAAGAACAGTATCCTGACCTAGACATAAGGTTTTTGTTTCAAAATGCAAACAATCTTTTAAGGAAGGGATCTAAAACACGGTACTCTGACTGGTGTGAAAAACATGGCTTTTTATACGCTCATAAAGAAATACCAAATCAATGGTTGACAGAACGAAAAAAGAGGATAAAACTATAGGCTCATGAAAAAATATATTAATAAAGATGATTACGCTCTAGTCGTTCAAGTTGATAAAGATGATCTAGGTAGAGCAACTGGTGAAAGCACTTTTAGTTTACTATACAGTGATGACAACAGATGGGACAAAGTAACGCATGATGGTGTCATAGATATGTTGACAGTTATGATGGAAGTTGTTAGAATGATGGACATAGATCCAGAGTTTAGAGATGTTATGAGTTCTTTTCTTAGAAAACACACACCAAAAATACCTAAGCTTGAGATCGTAGAAACTAAAGATAATGTTATAAAAGTTGACTGGAGCAAAAAGAATGACAGATGAAGTTAAAAACCCACCACACTATAACAAAGGTGGTATGGAATGTATAGATTATATTAGACAACAATTAGGAGATAACTTTAGATATTACTGTGAAGGCAACGTACATAAGTATATACACAGATATAGTTACAAAGATAATCCTATCAGCGATCTTAATAAAGGTAAACAGTATTTAGAGTGGTTAATTGAAGAGTTAGAGAAATGAAATTTACAGTAAATATGGTCATTGTAGTTGATGAAGAAGAGAATGTTTTACCAGTAAACTACGATGGTAAAGAACACGATGAACAAGCATTAGAAGATATATTAAGGGACTGCTTGTTTGATATAGACGGACTAACACTAGAGGGAGTGAAAATAAAAAAGAATGGATGATTATCAAAAATTTATAGCAATATCACGTTATGCAAGATGGCTTGACGATGCAGGAAGAAGAGAAACATGGGAAGAGACAGTAACTAGGTATGTAGAGTATATTACGGAAAAGGTTAAAGGACACCTACCTAAGAAACAAATATTTGATGCCATACATAAACTAGAAGTTATGCCGTCCATGAGAGCCTTGATGACTGCAGGGTCAGCGTTGGAAAGAGACAATACTGCAGGATATAACTGTAGCTACCTACCAGTAGACGATCCTAAATCTTTTGATGAAGCGATGTATATACTGTTGTGTGGGACTGGTGTTGGGTTCTCTGTAGAAAGGCAATACGTAGGTAAATTACCAGATATACCTGCAGACCTAGAAGAGGTAGATACTATCATCAAGGTGCAAGACAGCAAAGAAGGA